ACTTACACATTACCAGCGGTAAATGCGAACGCTGATTCTGCAGTTGCAGGACCAGGAGCTGACTTAAACAACTTAAGTAATGTTGGTGCTAAATTTACAATTGTAAGTTCTATCACTAAAACAGGAAGTTTAATTGTTCAAGTTGCAAACGCTACAGACGTTATGACTGGTACAGCAATTATTGTTGATACAGACACTAACGATAACACTGAAGGTTTCATGACAGCTTCAACATCAGACACGATCACTTTAAAC